GTTGTGGGTGTCCGAAATGATGCCGTAAGGTTTCATGCCTTCTCCTTTATTCAGTCGTGACTTATCACGAGACGTAAAATTTATGGCGCCCAATGGTGGACACCAACTTCATGCTGTGACGCCAGACCGGGCGAACAGTCTTGACGTGATAGAACTTGGCCCCGCCCACAAAGTAGTCGGGTTCGGACTTGCGCGCGAGGGTGACCACAGCAACGCGCCAGGCCGTGTTCCAAGCCTTCTCGTCTTTGGGCTGGCCCTTGACCGTCAGCGCGTAACCGGCGCTCGTCTTGCGAACCATGCCAAAGCCGGGATTGACCCAGGAGAACTGTTTGGGCTTGGTGACCACTTCACAGACCTTGCGCGGATCACGCTCGGCCCTGTTCAGCGTCACTTGCGCCACAGCATGCTGGCCGACGATGGGCTCGCCGCGGGCCTCCATATAGACATTCATGGCCATGCACATGATGGCGGTGGTCATCAGCATGGGATCACCACCCCGGCGCGCTTAATCTGACAGACCCAGTTTTGTGCCGAGCGGTTGTCGCTTGGCGTCAGGGGCACCGTCACGGTCTTGTTGGCCGCCACGTTTACCAGCTTCAGATGGCGGTTGCGAGACTTGATCTCCCACCCGTCATCCAGCAGTAGCTTGACCACCTTTAGGACTAGTTCACTCTTGATCGTCTTGGACAGGTTCATGTGTTGCTTGTTGCTCATGTTGCGTTCAAGGTTAGATTGTAAGGTGCTAAGTCAGGAGTGACTACCGCAACTTCATCGCCTTCGCAATACTGCCGCTGCTGATCGATGTGTTCACGAGGAACTTGTCTCGCCCGAGTCTACGTTGCGGCGTAGTGCCTTCGGGGTGTGGCTCGCTTGGCGGGCTCCAAAAGTCCTGCAGCCTCGTAATATAGTAGTGGACGTTTTTGCCAACACGGTGGGCAACCCCTATTGCAGTAGCGCCTCTTCTTTCAGCTTCCCGCAGTGTTGCGATGTCCAAACACCAGGCGTTCTTGCGAAAGAACAGCGATCTGGACTTTTCGCCCGAGCGCCACGCCAGGTAGAGGCACCTGCCGTCATCAAAGTGGTAGAACATGCCATATTTCTTGCCGTTGACGGAGTGAGGAACGCGCGTGATGCTCACCACGATCCCCACTCCCCGACATAAGCCAACATGCGGCGCGCGTCAACCTCGTCAATTACGGCGAGTTTGGCAACATTGCCCTTGATGACTTCTTCCATATTAACTTTTTCGACATTCCAGGACTTGAACTTCTTTTGAAGCGTCCTGCTGTTTGCAATGGCGTTGTCCAGAAAGTCATGGACATCTTTTTTGAACATGCCTGACTGGCCGGCATCTTTTCGAGATTGGCGCAGCCAGCAGCCGTAAGATGGGTCTGCGCCAAGAACAGACCTCACCACTTTCATTTTGTGCTGCCCGAACGGGAAGGTATCGTCTAATCCAATCATTCAATTCTCTTGAGGTAAATCACTGCCGTCTTCTTCGTCACGGTGGCAATGTGAGGCCCATAGATCTTGCACAGCAAGGCATAGAGCCTGGCGTGCGCGTCGGCTGGATCGTTCGCGATTTCAGTGTGGTTCTTGGCCCCGTGGATCAAACACATCTCGCCAAGCGGCCCCACCTCGACGCTTTGAACTTGCGCCCGACCAATAATCATTTTCGCTTTTTCATCCAGGAGATAAACCTCTTCACCAGGATTCAAGCATTTGGGATAGAAACCGCCAAGACGAAAGGTATTGAACTCGCTCTCGATGCCGACAACCGGCGGAATAAAGCCAATGACTCGCTTTTGCATAATTTGCCCCTACACGTTAAAACTAAAGTGTAGGGGCAAATGCTTAGACTGGAGCAGTTGGCAGCAAGGCGACCAGTTGGTCGTAGGCTTTTTCCTGGGTGAGTTTTTCAGCCAGGGCTTTGACGAAATACTGCTTGCCGTCAGTCCACTTCACGCGCGGCTTGGAATACTCAATCAACTTGTTGTCGATCAGGTATTGGAGCAAGCTGGTGACCGTATCAAACAGTGCCGCGCCATTCTCGTCAAACGACATGCGCAGGCTTGTTTCCTGGAACGGCTTGGTGAACTTGGACTTGGTGCATTGGATGGAGATGTTTTGGCCGACAAACTCTTTCTCGCCATCCACCAGGTCCATGATCTTCTGACGGCCCAGGGCCAGACGGGCAGAAGCGTAGAACTCCATTGCCTTGCCGCCTGGCGTTGTGCGCGGGTCACCATAGACCACACCGGGCTTCAGGCGCATCTGGTTGAGGTAGAGGAACGTGGCGTTCGACTCCTCGCAGTAGTGCGCCATCGACTTGAGCGTGGTGCTGGTCACGCGAGCCAGGGCCGTGGTGTCGTTCATGGACAGCTCATCCAGCTCCTTGTCAGCCACCGACTTTGGCAAGGCCGCCGCGATCGAGTCGAACACGAACAGGATGGGCGCGTCTTCCGAGATCACCTTGGAGGCACGCACGGCGCGCGCCGCTTTGGCCGCGATCATGTTGCCCTCTTCCCAGGTCTTCGGCTTGGCGTAGATCCAGTAAGGGCGATCCGTGCGCAGGCCAAAGCCTTCGGCCAGGTGGACGTCAAAGCTGCGCTCCCAGTCCATGAAGCCGGCCACGCCACCCATGCGCTGCGCCTTGACCATCCAGGCGGTGGCCAGGGCCGTCTTACCTGTGGACGACTCACCGAACATCTCCACCATGCGCCCAAAGGGCAGGCCGCCGTCGTAGCGGCCGGACATGATCTTGTTGAGAGGCGGGTAGCCGGTGTCAATGAACTGCGTGACGGCCTGGGCGCCGTGGTTGTCACCGATCGCCTTGAGCAAGGTGTCGGCCAAATCTGCTGCTGATGCCATGATCAACTGCCTTTCTTGATTTCAGTGAGTTGGACTTCAACTACCTCGTATTCGTCAGGCTTGTGAAGCGTCTTGCGACGCCCGTCTGCCTTGCCAAAAGAGGTGAAGAGGTGCGGTGCGCCGCGCTGCGTTCCCGCTGGCGAGTTGGGGCGCTGCGATTCGATGTCTCGGACGAAAAAGTAAGATGCGTCAGTGGTGACTGATCCACTCATGCGGCCTCCTTGAAGCGGTTGGCGAAGCTCTCGACGTTGCGCAAGATGGACACAAAGCCAAGCTCGGCGCACAGGTCGGCAAACGCCTCTGGGTCGTGCCGACCGGCGTCGATGCGCACATCGGTCTTTGCGGGCGCGGCCACTTTGAGCAGCTGCATCAGGCGCAAGTTGCGCCCAAACACTGCCCGACCTTCGGCGCTGCACAAGCGCAGATGTGCTTTCTTGGCTGGCTTGAAGTCGTCGCTATCGCAGCGCTGCCAGAACTTGCGCACGCTGCCGAACTCGGCGATGAACTCTGGTGCGCCTTTTTCGCCAATGCCGCCCACACCAGGAATGCAGTCGGAGCTGTCGCCCTGCAGTGCCTTACCTTCGAGGTAGGCGTAGGGCGTTGGAAAGCCTGTCGCGTCCATCAGCGTGTCGATGGTCACCACCCGCGAGTCATCCCGAGGGTCGTGCCAACTCACACGTCATCAGCTTGATCAGGTGCTTTGGCGTTGCGAGCCCAGCGTTTTGCTGCGTGAGCTTTTCGACAAAGTAGCCAGCCATGTCGTCAGCCTCATGGTGCATGGCAGTGAGCTGACGCACGCCCAGGGTGTTCAAGGCCCGAGCAATGAGAGGACGTTGAGCCACATAGGCCTCTTTGTCCTTGACCTTCTTGGGGTCGTTGTCGCGGTTGGATTTGTAGTCGGGGTGCAGGTCATAGCGCCACTGCGCTTTGCCGTCCCACAACACCATGAGACGCCAGTCAGGATTGTCCTGACGCAGCTGACGCATGGTTTTGATGAAGCCGAAAATTGCCTGGGTCTGCATGCCGCCCGAGGTCAGCTTCGTGGCGTGGTGCGCGGCGTGCCCAATGGCATTGCCGTCCACGATCAGTGTCTTGCTCATGATGAGTCTCCATGATTGAGAAACCCCTTTCGGGGGCCTCTCGTTTCAGTTCAACCCGATCAGTCGGTGCCAGTGCCCAGATCACCCAGCAGGTCGTCCAGCTCGTCATCGAGGGCAACGTCAGCAGCAACCGGCTTGGCCGCGGCCGCAGCACGGCGTGCGTGGGCCAGGTCGTCGTCGGCAGCGGCGTCAGCCGGCGTCTTGGGGCGGTCAGCGGAGGGCGGAGGAGGCAGCAGACCAGCAACGGAGTTGATGGCCGTCAGCGCCCGGCGCTGCTGCTCTTCGCTTTCCTGCTTGACGTAGTCGTCCAGGTTGTTGATCTTGGCCATCACGCCCTTGGGCAGAACGTGCTTCTTGGCGCTGATCTGGACCGAATACTTCGTGCCCAGGCCCTTGCCGTCGCGCTTGATCACCAGGATCATGGGCTCGACCGGATCGAACATCGCAGCGCCCCAGTCTTCCATCAGGTCCACAATTTGCGTGTAGACCGACTTGCGCACTTCGAGGATCTGCGGGGTGTCCGCTTCGGACGTGTCCAGGGCCAGAACGTTGAACAAGTAGGACTGACCAGAGGCAGCTTCCTTGAGCAAGGCCTTCGTCTCGTCATCGACCGAATGCATGGCTTTGGCCAGGCCGTCGCACACGGGGCACTGGTGGCCATAGGTCTTGTCCAGGCAGGGGTAGAC